TTTCGGATCCGCCTACTGCCGTCTCTGTATTAGCAAATAAAGCTGCGTTACGTGTTTGATCGAGTCTTAATGTTGTTCTTACTACTGTAGATGCCATTAGTCAGCCCTCTTGGCTTTCTTCAAGCCTTTGGGCTTCTTAAGGGCTTTGTCTACTTTCTCTTGGATCTTAGACTTTACTTCTTTTTTAGGTTTGGATTTAGGAGATCGGCCCCTACGTTTAGTAGGTCTGACCCCAGTCTTAACCCCTCCGCCAACGTTTTCTTTGCCGACGGGAGTTTTGATCTGTAAGTCTCCAATTCTTTTGCGACTCTGGATCGCTTCAATAAGCTTTTCATCTGTGATTTTAACTTCTTGGTTTGGGTAGAATGTGACATTCGCCCCAGTGCCAATCCTCCGAATAAGAGGCTTAATCCCAGTATTGATGATCGTGACCATAATTTAAGTCCTAACATCCTGCTTATGCGTTTAAGTCTCTTACACTACCGCTTGTGTTAAATCTGTAACAGATCAATTCCATTGCAGTGATCAATGCAAATTGCTTGGTCAATGCTTGGGTTACTGCCAAATTATCATTAGCTACATAAGTTGTAGGTGCTGCGACTCTCAAAGCCAATTGTGGAAGATCCAACAAGTGTATTCTTGAAGTGGTATCTTTTGTTACGTGTTGAGAAACAAATATTGGGATTCCATTGTAGGATCCAACCCTGCTGTCGTAATTCAAACCAGCTTCTCCGAGAACTCCATTTACTGAAGCTGCCCCACTTGATCCTTGATCGTATCTTAGGATCGTTGCGGCTCCACCGTCTCCACCTTTAGTTAGTAACTGTTGTAAGTTCATGTAAGTGTCGTGACCAGTTAATAGGATCAAATCAGAATAGTTTGCACCATTTGTCATACATCCCTCAATCATATCATCTAACATGGCTGTAGTTAATGCTCTGTCGGATCCGTCATTGTGGCCTGTGTGACCTGCGTCCATCCAAGCTGCTTCTGTCTGTCTGGTTTTACCATACATGTCACCATCTGTTCTTGTAGATAGTGGACCTCCACTTGGATTACAGTAAGCATCTGTAACTGTAACTCTGTCAATAGATTCTAAGTTAGCTGCTGTAACGGTGTCTGCATCTGATAACAACATTTCATCCATACCGAAAACATGAGCATCACTCATTTCTTTTCTCATGAATGCTGCAAGTCCTTTCAAACCATCATCTGCATCAGATAGTAATTCTGCTTTAGTTGAAAGTTCGTAAGGTGTTACGATCTCTTTCAAAGTAGCTTCTAATGTTTTGATCGTAGGAGAAGTTGTGTCTCCGAAAGCTGCACCTTCAGCAGTTCCTACTGCGTAGTCTGCATTTCCACCATCGTCTACTGGTCGGGTTGTCATTACTCTCCAACCTGATTGAGTCCAAGGCTCTTTCTTCAATAGCTTTGCTACTTCTGATTTTGTGTTTAGTTGATTCCAAACTTTTGCTCCGTATACAACATTGAAAGCAGCGGCTTGATTACTTGTAGTAAAATCAAGGTCTCCCTTTTGGATGCCGTAACGTTTTGCTATGCCTAATGTTCCGCCATAGTATTGATCTATGTATTCTTTCATATTCATATTTACATACCTCTCTCTATTCTCTCAAGTTCATCCCAGTCCTTGCTTATCAAGTCCTCGAAATTATATGTTGATTTAGGAGTCTCAATTTTCTTTGGAGCTGGAGTGTTTTTGGATCCTGAGTAAACAGTATATCCGTTTTTCCTTAAAGCTTTAATTGCTTTTTCCAAAGTTACTTCTTTTTCTTTTAGTGGATCGGTAGATGGTTCTTCTTCCTTTTCTTCTTCTTCCATCGGTTCGTCCATTTTATCTTCTGCGAGGTAGTCAAGTGCAGCCATTAAAGCATCTCTTACCATGCTCATATCTTTTGAGGCTTCGACTTCTTCTTCTTCGTCCTCCTCATCAGCTTCGACTTCTTCCTCCTCTTCTTCTTCTTCTTTTATTTCTTCTTCGGTAGTTTCCTCTTCTTTGATCTCTTCAACCTCTTCGGTTTTCTCTTCGGAGATCTCTTCAGGGGCAACAACTTCAGGTTCTGATTCTTTTTCAGTCATAGGATTACCTTCCTTGCCGTCTGACTCATCGGTGTTATATTTAAGCGTTTCACCATTTTCGGGTTTACCTTTCGATCCGCAACCACATCCTCCACATCCGCATCCCTTTGCTACGGCCTTAGCCATAGCTGCTACTTGAGTTACTTCAGCTTCGGGGTTAGCTGGATGATCCTCCACCCAACTAACTGACCAAAGTCCTAACTCGTCGATCTGATTGTGACATGTATCACCATCGCAAACTTCCTTTTGGGCTGTAGCTTCTCCCCGAATACTACTAGTTCCTCTTGTTCCATACTCTTTAATTTCTTTCCATGCAAAGTCATGCATCTCTAATCCTGAATGGATCCCAACTTTAACTTTAACTTTACCGTCTTCAGTTTTCCAAGCTAACGGTAAACCGATCGGTTGTTCTTCATGTTTAAAAGAATAAACACCATACTTCATGTAGAAGTCCATAGCATCTTCCATAGTTTTCGTAGGGATCAGATCATTTTGTTTGTCTACTATTGGAGCTGAAATATAAGTCTCCATTATTCGATCATTATACCAGTCATCTCGATAAACTTTCCACTCCGATTTGTCTGTCATAAATTTGCACTGCTGATTTTAGTATATAAAGAAAACGCTTGTTTCCGTTTCTTAGAGTTGGTTTAGTAGGAGTTTCGATCGCAAAAGAGGCTTTTGCTCGTCATTGGATTTGATCCTCTGAGGCCAGTTTCTTTGTCGTGGTCGGACGAAATGGTTTACTTGTTTACTTTGGATTTAATCTTCTACTAAGTCGAGCCTTATTCCATCCTCGTTAAAATTCTTGTAGAGAACTTCATACTCTCTATCGGCTAAATCAGCTATTTGACCATCTCTTATTGTCCAATAGTTAGTCCATCTTTCAATAGCTACTATGTCAGGATGGTTTCCATCTTCGCATTCTTTAACAAGTTTACGAATACGTCTCCAATCTTTACCAACTTCAAAGTGAAGATCCTGTCCAAATTCTTCTCCATAGTGGATAGCAAATTCAATCTCTTTCATGAATGATCACCAAACGCTTGGCATCCGTCATCACATACTAATGACCCGTTTACTCTTTTCCAGTGAGGTTTGAAACTACTATGCCTTGCGCCACAGCTGTCACACTTCCAAAAATACATTACGCATTTTGGACCCTTACCAAAAAGGTAGCCTTCTTTTCTGGTTACTTCTTTAGGTATTTCCATTTTTGCCTCCTTTGCGAATTAAAGAGAAACAATGTAGAATTATAGATATAATTATACCTTATTTGCTTCCCTGACAATTCACCTTTGTCAAAATTAGATAGGCGACAGCCGTAATAAATCTTGCGTGATCGATTTTCGCTAGTTATTGAGACTACTCAAAATACGGCAAAACATAGTCGTTAAAGCGATTTTTAACCTCGTTAAAGGCTGGTCTCATGTAAGGGTAAGGTCTCGAGCCTTTATGCTCTTTAATGTAAACCCATTTTCCTTTTGCATCATCTGGAGTTTTAATCAGGACAGAAGAGTTGATCATATGAGGGGCCGTTCCATATTCTACATGAGGGGCATATTCAACATTGGTCCCAATCTCTTTTCTTAAATATTCTCTATCTACGGTTATGCTCGATCGTAAAAGACCTGTAAGCACTGACATGTTATTGGTTAAATGTATTTTAGCTCTTGTTTGCATTTCATCAGCCATATCATCAAAAACGAGATCTACTACTTCAGGAGCAATAGCTACTCTTTCTTTAATCAGATCATCTATATGTTTTTTTACAGCATTAGGGTCATCAATAGGAATCCTCATTTATATTCCAATACTTCATCTACAGAAGAGTCTCCATACTTTTCTTTCCATTTTCTTTTTATATATTCTTCACCTTTCTTATAATGATCGTATTTTACCTTCTTCATCTTTTGATCTCTGACTATATGTGGCCCTCGTTTCCATTCCAACTCGGATTGACATTCTTGACAAAGCCCACTTCCTAATAAGTGAACTCTCATTCCACTTGCTAAACATTTCTTACAGTTCGCCATCTTTCTCCTTTTCTACATCTCTCAGATCAAGAGTCTCCTGTTCTAATAGATTCATCCATCTATCCATGAGATCCTCTAAGAGCATTCTATCTATTTCCCTCATACAACCCTCGATATAACTGTTCGCTGGTTAGGATGAAGTAAAGCATTGCCAGTTAATCTCATTCCATGCCTTGCCCCGATCTCATTCTGCAATTCTATAAGATCGTCTAACCTCATTCCACCTGCTGGGATCCGAGAAGCGATCTCCCTATGTGCCTGACAAGTTCTGGATCCGAAGGCGACGATCAGGGTATACTTTAGATCCTTCGGTTTCTTTTTGATCTTACCCTGTTCGTATAGTAATTTCCTTTTTGCTTCTACCCTTTTATATCCTGCTAACTTCCCTTCATTAGCTGCATTAATTATTTCAGTCCTTGCGATCCTTGTAAGCTTCCAACTTTCCGTTTGAACTACAGATCTTAATTCATTAACTACATAAGGGATCGATCGTTGTTCTCCAAATGACTGTGCTATAACTCTCTGGATCTCTCTGTTAGTATCATCATAAAAACTATCTGATAGGATCAGCCCTCCTCGAGTGATCTCATCTCTTGCCCTTGCATCTTCTAAATTCCAGTTGATCGTTACTGCCTCTGAATCAGCTTTCTTTAATTTACTTCCCTCGTCTTTAGCTCCCTGACGAAACCCAAACTCATAGGATCTATTAGCATCTTCATGGATCGCTTCTACAAATTTAGCTTTAAGACCAAGTAGTATATCTTCAACTGCGGATTTGATCTCACTTAGTTTAGTATAAGATCGTAGGGATCGAAACTCATCATTTATGATCCTACGGAGATCCCTCCTTAGGGTTGAAATATATCCACTTGTTCTCTTGGCTCCGCTTCCTCCTGCGACTCCATCGAAGGGGATTGTATCACCTCTGGTAAGATTATTTCTCCATCTGGATCGAGATCCAACTCAATTCCGATCTGCTGGAATTTAGTTATTATATCTGCTTTCATAGATAGGTTTTGTAATTTGATCTGTTCATTCTCTTCATTGATCTCTGCAAATTTAAATTGATAATCGGTGATCTTCATTAACTCTAATAACTTATTGGCAAATCCTAATTCAATACATTCTTGTGTTTCCATGATCGTTCTGTCCATCATAGTGATCTGTTCACCTTCTGCATTTAATCCTCCGATTCCTGAAGTGTCTCCTACTGCTAAAGGCATAACTCCATAAGCTGCGTTTATGTCTCCGTTGATCTTCTCTAAGTAAGGAAGCATCTCTAACTCTGACATATTAGGCATAACAGGAACAAACTTAGCTCCTGAGGAAGCCTCTCCTGAACTTATGATCGGGACAAAGTTAGGATTACGTTTTGTCTCTTCTGCAATATATTCTCCAAGTCTCGTTAATCCTTTTTCATCCACATTAGGAATATCTAAAAATCCTTTAGGCGGTCTTTCTAACCTGTAGATCTTATTTTGATACTTCTCAATAGCTAAACCTGTTTCGATCTTTCTTGCTAATCCTAAGATCGGAGATTGACCATACAGTCTTGCTGAGGCTGAATATTTATTGAAGTGTATGATCTCATCTCTTGCGAAAGGAATATCTCCATCTTCTTCATCCTCATGAACATAAGCTACTGGAACTGTTAAGGATCCGTCATCTGGATCATATAACTCAGAAGTGATCCTTCTTGAGATCGGATTCATTCTCATCTGATCCTGAAACCTTCCATAACGATCTGTCATAAATCTCATTTTCTTAGTATCTTCGATCCATAATTGTTTAACCTGTTTTCCTACAATTTGGTTACTTTCATCCCTAATATAGTCATAAACTATAGAAATCCAACAGTCGTCAAAGATCTCTAATTGCCTTACCATCGCTTTGAAAAATTCCATTCCTGATATATCTGAGTCTCCGTTTGATGGATCCTTTAATAACTTTTCAACAACTTCTAACTGAACTTCCTGAGGATCATCTACGATCGGTTCTAAGATCCAACCTTTAGAAACGGTCTGAGATGCTAACTTAGTAATTACTGATCTTAAATGTGAATAATTATCTGATAGGTATTCTAAATAAAACTGATCGTAGGGTGGATCCATTTTATCAGGAGCATTAGAATACTCTGCTGCAATCGAATCATACGTAGGAGTCCTTGCTTCTTTAATTAAATTAGAATCTAAATAGTCTTGGATCCCTGACTTCTTTTTTGGCGTAGCTCTGAAACGATCGAAGAAACCCATATTACCACTCAGGATCACTGCGTCTGTATCTATTAAGCTTATCCCTCATTTCGGGTTTCTTTGTATAGATCTTAACCGTTCTTTCTACGATCTTAGTCATAGATACTCCATGCAACTTCGCAAGGTCTTTAATGTCCTTCTTTACGGAGGTGTCAAATTTACGAAGTTCTAATCTTACCATAGTTATCAAATTGGACAGAAGAGACAAAGGTGATCACAAAGAAACATATGAGCTGTGTCAAAGAGATCAATTCTTCTGTCCATAACACTAAGTTAGAAGCCTATTATAAAAGTATAACGCTAATACTATTATGTAACAATTTTAAAGAAAAGGTATAAAAAAATGTAAAATAACGTAAAAAAAGTAATGATCCTTAAGAGATCGTTTTCAGTAGGCACGATCAAAAACTCTCCCATGAAGTGAAGGATAACCTCTTAGATTCGATCTCCTGAATTGCTAACTCACACATCCACAATGAAACTACTGCATCAGGTGTATGCCCGTCTAATCTCCCCTTATCATCCCATACTAATTGCATAAGTCCATCTACTAGTTTTTTTGATCCTATTTTCTTATTCGCCTGAGCTGATCTATGCCACGGGATCCTATAATGTCCCTGTTCCATTCTTAGAGCTACCGCAGGGATCCCGATCTGTCCATGATGTTTTTCCGATCCAGTATTATGTTTACTTACTGGGAGACCTGCTAAAGTTTCAGCTGCATGAGCTACTAACCTTTGAAATCCATTTGTTTCGATCATGATCTTAGTCGGTTTATACTGATCCGATAAAGATACAATATTCTCTACTTGTTTTCTTAACCATCCTTCTCCCTCTGCTAATACTTTACCTGTCCATTGATAAACGATCTGCCGATCATTAGTATCTCTATTCCAAGCCAATACACAATAAGAAGTTTCATCATTCTGCTGATCTATACCTACAGCGAGATCCACTCCCATTAGGATCTCCCATCCTTCAGGGATCACTCCCATCTCTAAATTAGGATCCAAACAAGGTTCGATCACTTCCCATGTGATCAATGCGCTTTCTGGATCAATCGGATTTAATAAGTATTCAGACTCAAAGGCCCGTGATCCCATAGTCTCCTTCTCTTTCATTAAACGATCTATGGTCCAATATTCTTTCCATCGGGGCGATCCATCCTCTAACAAAGCAGGATGTCTTACTGATCCCCATTCCTTAGACTTAGTAACCCAGTCCGCTGCATCATTGATCCTTTTCTGAGTTCCGATCAAAACGATCTTCCCTTCAGGAAGTCTCATTGGCATCACAACTCTTCTAATATAATGTATGCTTTTTTCATCACTGATCCGTGGGAACTCTGCGATCACGTCATCTAATATGATCAAGTGAACGTGTGGACCTTCTAGTGCTTTACCTACTGAAGCTGCTTGAATACGTGATCCGTTCTTATAGTATTTAGCTCCTCTTCTCCAGCCTCCCCGATCCTGCCGATCCTTAATCATAGGACTTAACCAAAAGGTTCTTCGAGAGATCTCCTCAAATTGTTCTAACTTATCTAAGGCCTGATCTATTGTTGCAGATAAATATAAAGCCCTAAAATTAGGGTTATTAGCCATCATATAAGCACAATAAGTTAAAATAAATGTAGTTTTCAAATGTCCCCTTGCACACAGGATCCCACTGTAAGTATTGTTATCGATCGTGTCAAACCATTCTTCATGCATAGAAGCTAAAGGATGAAACTTGGATGGTTCTAACCTCATGAAGTCTTCTAATACTTCATTAGCAAAAGCAAGATAAGGTAAATGTTCTTGTTTAATATGATCCAGTAAGGATCCATTGAAAGCATCTATGATCTCGCTTTCACTTTCATTCATATTCTTTTTTACCTTTTAAGAACGTAGATGGTCTCTCTCCCGTGATCTTCATTTCTTCTCCGAGATCGGAAATACGAGGAACGACCTCTTTCGCAGGTCGTTCTTCTACATGTTCAAAATAATCTAACCGATCCATCAAATGAGTTATGTCCATTGTATCTATTATTACTTCTCCTGTTTTACTATCAATGATCCTAAAACTCATACTTCTTTAGTCTCCTCGATCCAATTCCTAATTACTGCATTCATCTGCTTTTGTGTTAGTCCAGCGTCCTTCATAGCGATCGGTAGCTTCTCAGATACTTGTTTTACTATAAGATCCTTTGCGTTTAAGGCATCCTGTAGCCTTTCCGCCTCCCTTATGATCCTAATGTATTCATCGGGCTTAATATCCAATACATCTTTACCCTTAAACAAACTGAGCTTCTTTATAAATTGGATCTCTAAATTATCTAACACTTTCAACCTGCGAGACACCGAATCCGTAGCTTTCCGTTCGGTTTGGGTAGCGATCTCCTCACGGATCCTCGCTTTACTCTGATCCCATTGATAGCGTTTCTTCCAATTAGATAGTGTGCTTTTCGCTAACGATATACCAAATTCTTCTTTTAATGATCGTTGAATGAACGTAAACGATTCCCCGTTCAAATAATAATAACGTGCTTTTTCTTTAGTAGCTTCAGTATGTTTAATTGGCATCTATAACATTAACTTAGGCGTAAACTCCTGATTTGCATCTATGACTCTTACTTCTAAAGGATAAAGACTTTTCTTTCTTTCTATAGACTCTTTCTCTTCAGAACTAACTACCTCATAAACTATACCCTCATCTGCATCAATAACATCAGCTCTTAGACCTGAACCATCAAATATAGCTTCAGTATAAAATTCATGACCCCATTCTTTTAATGTCTTGCATATATGAAACTTCATAATAATATGCTCATCAGTCTCATTCTTGCCCCATCGTAATGCATTCCTGTTTCTGTTAGAAAGCCTTAACAATCTACTAATTGCATTACGTTGATACTGTTTATTGCTCAAAGTTCTCTCCGCAGTGTGGACATTCGATCATCTTAGGATCCTTAGGTTCTGATCCTTTCTCATCTAAATTATACTGATCCCAATCAAACTCTAATATATTTTCAAGGTTTAACATCTCATCTTTAGTCTCAGGCATAAACGTTTCTAATTGATCAATGTCATATTCTTGTAATACTTCTTCTTTAAAGAGTTCAGCATAAGCTAACAGATCGTCTTCAAACCATTTATGATTTCTTCTTCTTGCGATCGTGACAGCCTTACCTTTACTTATTGATCCAAAGTTCTCACAAGGGATCTTCTTCCATTTTAATTGTTTAAGAGCCTGTAAACGATGATTACCATCTATTACCTCAAACTTCCCATCTAATTCCCTTACTGCTACTACTCCTGCTGAGTCATCCTCTTTGATCGAATTGCATAGTTTTTCGATCTGCTCGGGAGTGCCATCGCTTTTATAGTTCCAATCCGCAGGGATCAGATCCTCAATATCCATTTCTACTAGTTGTGTTTTATTCATAAGTTATACCTCGTTTCTTCCATAAGTCTGTAACATACTGTTCTACCTTAAGCCATTCCTTAATACAATCTAAGGATCGTAGTTTCCATGACTGATCCCTTTTCCCTTTTCTCATTAAAGGAATACTTTGTAGTGAAACATCTTCTTTGCTTAATGTGTGTTTAAATGTAAGTTTGCCACGATCAAAGGTATGAAACTCTCCTCTCTTCGATCCTCCGAGCCAAGCCGTGCTATCTACTGAATACCAAGGGTAGCGTTGAAGGATCTCCATTCCAGTCATTCCAAAGCCATGAACCTTGCACTGATCCTTAATGATCGCAAAACATGAGTCTAAATGCCGTTTTAATCGCTTCTTTTCCTTTGCATATGGAACTAATCCACCAAGAGCTATGTAATCATATTTCTGCGCTAAACCTCGAAGTATATCAAAATCTGATCCATAATGAAAGACAGGGAGAGGAGAAAGACCTTTTGATTCCATATATTCTAAATTCTCTTGGGTTTTCTTTGGATCCCCTATTGCATCCAGTTGGGCATAAACTGTAAGATCATCTTCATACTTTTTAATCATAGCACAATAAAGATCGAGATCGATCTCTGCCCCGCAAGTAAAAGCCGAGTAGCCTCCGCTGTCCATAAACAAATTCATATCCTTGTTTTCCTGAATATATTTATCTAAGGATCTGAGAGCAGACTTCCTTCTTGAATATCTGAAGTAGGCATAAAAAGAAAATAAACAATTCTTAGCTCCTCCTTGATCGAGGATCGGGCCGAAGAACTCGCTACCTGCTAAATAGATCTTCATTGAAGTAATGGATCCTTAAGCCCTGCTTCACTAAATCCTCGTTGCCTTAAGTGACAAGCATGACAATGACCGCATGGTGGCCGTGATCCTTCATAACAAGTCTGACTTAATGCTAAAGATTCCCATGCCCCTTCCTTATCTGCCAATATAACTGAATCTGCTTTACTTAGATCCATTAAAGGAGTTAGGATCCTGATCGGTTCACCTACACCTTCCAAAGCAGATAGGATCGTATATTCTAAATGATCAATAAATACTCTTCTACAATCTGGATAGCCTCCGAAGTCTTCTTGGCATACTCCTGTAATGATCGCTTCGGCTCCCCATGCTGAAGCCCTATTTGCAGCAATAGATAAGAAGATCAAATTACGTGCAGGAACAAAAGTAGGTTCTATTCCTTCTGGAAGATCATCTACATCATCATACTTACCAAGCTCTTCATCTGGATTAGTAAGGGGTGATCTACCTGCCATTGATGGGATCTTAATTAATTCCCATTCCACATTATTAAGATCGGCGATCTTTTCTGCCTGTTCTATTTCGATCCTGTGTTTTTGCCCGTAGTCAAATGTTATAGCTCTGACATCGGCATACCTGTTTAATGCCCAATGAAGGCAAGTTGTTGAGTCCTGACCTCCTGACAATACTACTAATGCTTTTTCCATAGTTCTAAAAACTCCTTTCTTACTGATGGATCTTCTTTAAAGACCCCTGATAGGAATGAAGTCGTCATATTACTATTATGACTTTTCACTCCTCTAATCTTCATACAATTATGTGATCCTCTTACGATCACCCCTACACCCAATGGATCAAGCTCTTCAACTAATGCTTTCCCGATCTGCTGTGTCATCCTTTCTTGGATCTGTAACCTATTAGCAAAACAATGAACCAGCCTTGCCAGTTTACTAAGTCCTACTACTCCTTGTGTGCTTGATGGCAAATAAGCAACGGTCGCCGTTCCTGAGAACGTTAGCAAATGGTGTTCGCAATGTGAGACAAATTCGATACCATCAAGCACTATCATCTGGTCATAATTATCAACATCTTGAAACCTTTTAGCTAAGATCTCTTTAGGATCTTGATCGTAACCGCTAAAGATCTCTTTCCATGATCTGACTACCCGATCAGGAGTTTCAAGGACTCCATCTCTTTCTGGATCGTCGCCGATGGCTTCAATTAAATTTTTAACTATGCTATGTTTAGTAGCTTGTGCATCTGGACACATAATTGCCATCCCTCCTTTATTGCTTGATCACAGGCCCACTTTAAAGCCTCATGATCTATTTCGTTTTCATGGTTGATAGGTTGAACATAATAATGTTTAGCTGGGATCTGATCCTTATAGTGTAATGGTATAGGTTCGTCTTTAGCTATTACTACTTTGACTTCATCCGCATACTCAATTTTAAGGGGGGCAGAGAACCAACGATCTTTTGGCGAGCAACAAATCCAATCAACGTTCCATTCTTTAGGGATCCTTCGTGTGCCGTTTGTTTCGATAGAAACATATTTGTCAGATTGGTGTAAAGCTGAAATCAATGGCCCTAAGTCTTGGAGTGTTGGCTCTCCACCTGTAATGACTACATGTTTGGGTTTAGGTAAAAGACTTACGATCTCTTTTGTAGTCATGTGTTCCCATGTATTAAATTCAGTATCGCAAAAGTCACAAGTTAAGTTACAAGCTCCTAAACGGAGAAAGGTTGCTGGTGTTCCTTGCCATCTTCCTTCTCCTTGTAAAGTTTCAAAGATCGCGGGTTTCTTATCTACTAAAACAACTCTGTATAATTTACTCCAGATGTCTTTATCTTTCATAATTTCCTCGCATATATTGCACTATTGGATCCATGTTCAAAGCATTCCACTGAAACTAATCTTACTCTTCCTTTAGTCTCATGATCTACTTTAGTCCAAATATAAGAGAAAACATATTCAGCAAAGGCTTCACATCCTACATTCCCAAAGATCCTAACGTTTGCTATATCTTTGATCCTTCTCTTTTCTGATCCTAAAGCTTCTAAGGTCGATCTTTCTGGATCGTCTTCAGCTACGGCTAAAACGTGATCAAAGTTCTTTTCTAAAAATTCTTTTATGAATTTCATATCTCCAAAATCATATACCCAGTTCCTTTCATCTAACTCTTCTGCCTCGAGAGTTATTCTAAATCCTAAACTATATCCATGAATTAGCCTACAGTGTGATTGCGCTCTCCATTGTCTAAAAGCACAGGATAGGCCTTTTTCGTTACCATACGTCTTGGTTACTCTATACATTATCTTAATTCCTCCACTTGCTTTCTGATCGTTTCCCTTAAGAGATCTGCGACAGTCCATCTATTCTCTTTTGCATGATCCTTAAATTTATTCCAATCTTCAGAATACTCTTCCGTGATCGTTAGTAAATATGTTTCAGACATAATATAATATTGTATAGGGGCATATAAGTGTATTACCTACCGATCTCTTGATCCTTTTCCCAATCAGATAACTGATCCCACCAACTCCAAAACTCCAGATCCAGATCGGACGGATCAGTAACCATCATAACAGTCGCAAGGTATAGGATCATCTTCTTCAGGGATCTCACATGCTTCTCCGTAATCAAATATACTAGTTTGAGTTTCGATCTCTCTTTTTAACCAGTCCAGCCTGTTAGGTTTAGCTCTTACAAATAAAGGAAATTCTGGAAACCTTTTACTGTTGATCTCTAATTCTAAGGATTTATTAAACAGATCGGGGGAGTTATGATAAAGATCGATCCAGCTTTTTTTACTTTGGAATGGACAGAAGTAGCATCCTGACTTTTGAGGGTTAGGCCATCCATATTCTTTAATGATCCTACGGCATCCTTCTCGATCTACATCCCAGTCGATCAGAGGATATTCTTTATTTGGGTATAGGTAGATCATCTCTCCTGTTTCTGGATCCTCTACTCTTTTAGCTCTATGACTTTCTCCTGCGTCGATCCCTATTAATTCTATAGCTTCTGGATATTTCTCTTTGATCAACCGTGTAATTGGTATGATCTTAAAGTTATCCGTGCAGGATCGTTTCCATACAGAAGGAACAGATCGGGAATAAGTATACCAATCATATATGCTTACTCTTTGACCTTCTTCCCAATCTCCTTTCTGAACGGCACCTACTCTGGATCCTGTTTTGTAAAAGACAGTTTCAAAAGGAATCTTATGATCCTCGCAGAATGGTTTAACATATTGATCCACAAATTCATAAGTATAAGGTTGTTCGGATCCTGTATCTGCAAATATAACTGCGTCCAGATCCTTTCCTCTATTGATCCATTCGATCAACAAAGCTGTAGAGTTAGTTCCTCCTCCGTAGCTTAGTATAGTTGATCCCATTAATTACCCCAGCCCATTAACCCATGATAACACTTACGGCAATAGCCTGTAGATCTCTCGGCCTTATTTGGCGGGATAATACAGATGCTTTTGCAATGATCACTCTTGCACTTGTATCGCGGCATTATGTTCCTCCTTTATTTCTTTAAACTTTTCCAATGCAGTTTTAACTTTCTTTGTTTGCTCGATCTGAACCACTGCTATTCGATCTTCTAATAGATTAAGATCAGTCTCATGTGTCTCCATTTCGCTTGTTTCTCTTTGGATCCTATATTTTGATAATTGTATTTTAGATCGTAGTTCATCTGCTTCATTGGTTAAAGATAGAAGATCTCTATCTTCATCCATGATCCTAAGCATTAAAGACTCTACTACTTCGGACATAGACTTATGATTCTTCTTACACCATTTCTTAAACGTATTCCATATAGTTAATTGAACCGAGATCGTTCTTACTACCTTAACCTCTTCTCCTTTCTTTCTTCTTCCCATTTTAACTCCTATACCTATACAATCTTCTTTTTTTATTATATAATATAAATAACCCAATATTTATTGTAAATAATAAATTTTTAATTCCAATTAGCATATACCTGATATTTCCTTGAGCAGTCTTCACATAACTGCCATACATCGGCTACGCCTGTTTGGTAGGTATCGGTTTCGGGATCATGACTGTTCCAATCTACGGTTGCAGGATTCTTTTCATTGATATGGACAAACATCCTTCTTTTCTCGGATCCTGAACAGGCTGGACATTTACACAACTGTCTGGTCCATCTTTCAGTTTTGCATTTCTCACAATACTTCCAACCCTCCTTACCTTTTTCGGCTACACGTTCTTCTATCTCAGTATTAGTTCTTCTGGTCATAGAAAACTTCCATAGTCAAAGGCGTATTTATCTCCGTCCGTTGGTTAAGGCCATCTTAGCAGTCCACTTTTGAAAACCCCGATCCTGCTGAAGATATTGCCTCATTATGTCATGATCCTCTTTAAGCTTTAACATTATATCTAAATACTCAGACATAATCTTATTGAGATCCATTCTTATATGACCCACTCGATCTGCTAACATATGGTATCGATCATGTAAATAATCATTATCTATTTCTGAAAGATCCCTTCTGCACTCTGCACAGTATTCACGTTCTTTCATGCCATATCCCCTCCTTTACTACAAGGTCACAAATTAGTTGATCCACTAATCCTGCATCGGAATCTGTTAAAACTTGAAAGATAGGAATATGTTTTCCATTATCAAATTCAAACGTAATGTCCCAATCTACTACTTTAGCTTCCGTGTCATCTATTTCCGTAACACTCATACCTTTCTATCCCTCTGTTTTTGTAGAGCAACCCTGCGGTTAAGCTCTTCATATAGGATTCTATCTACAGTAGCGTTAATTCGCTTTAAAGTAGGTTTGCTGATCGATGTTCCTTTATTGGTCAGATCAGAACAAGCGAGATCCACTTCTACTGAGATGTCTCCTCTTACGGATTTGAAATCTCCTGTATTTAGTGTCTCACCTGCACTAACTCTTATTGTTCTTATTGTTGCCATTTTTTCGTTGCTCCTTTTTCATTTGTTGAAATCTCTCTACTAAATTAGTTATTGGTAATGGTTTGCTATGATCCTTATATCCTCTACTACAAGAAGGGCATAGAATATAATTAGGATCGTGAATCGTAGTAAACGATCTCCAATAACCTTTACCATCATTATTCTTGCTACAAGCTTTACAGATCATAAGTCCGTCTCCTTTTGAAGATCCTCTATCATGGCTTTCATTAGTAAAGCCATCATGTGTAATCCTGTATCAAAAGCCTTGAGTTCTTTTCCTTTATATTCCATTACATTATCTCTTCTAAAGTTCTCAGCCTCTTTAATCAATGAATCTAATTGAACGATCCAAGCGTGATGAAGGCTACTCATAACACACCACACATACTCCGTCATTCTTCTCAACCGTCTTAGTGTCTATTGCTATGCCACAGATCTTACATCTCCAATAGTCAGTCATCGTCTTCTCCTATGTCGATCTTGTTCCCAATTAACTCCAGCCCAAAAACCAAGAAACCAACCAATTGCAAACCCCCCCAGTAAGGAAGGGATCATTTATCTGCACCCCATAGCTTACCGATAAGATCTGTCCAAATCTGTTCTCCTGTTCGAGGGTCTTTTGGATCAATCCACTTCGGGTTGAAATCAATATACTTCACTTGCTTTCCTCTTAAGTAAACGTTTCCGTTACTATCAATTCTTGCTCTGCCTCCTTTAGGGAGGAGTTTAGAACGGAGAAACTCTCCGAACTCTTTGCTGTCTTTATCTGATTCGTCAAGGATCATCTTCTCTTTATGTGCCCATATTCTTCCAGAAGTATATACACTAATCACTTCAGGAGAGAAGTATGTTCCTGCGAAATCAATCGGTATTAACTCATCTGTCATTTGCGATCACCTTTGCTCCAGTATTAACTGTTAGTTTATTACGCTGTTGTCTCAACCACCCAAAACAGTGGCCACAATATCCATCCCACTTTCTTGCTGACTTGGTAGGATCCGTAATACGATCTCCACATTTGGGACAATTATGGTTATGGATCCTTCTATTCTCTCCGATCATATCTCTAACCTCATTTGTCTCCACCCTCTTTCCTTGATCCACTCCTCTTGATCTTTATTACTAAAGATAGCTACCGCAGAAGGAAAAGGGGCATCTTTCAATCCACTACCAAATTTAACTCTGCCTTTTATGAAACGGATCTCTGCATAAGGGAAAACATACTTATGCCAGTAAGTAGTATCTGTCCGAGCAGGAATTAAGCATACAACTATAGATCCATTTAGAGATTCATGGTAGGCTTTCTTCACCCATCTACCGATCTCCCTTCCATAAGGAGGATTCATAAATACTATATGATCCTCCCAATTTTGTTTTAATCCATCATCTTCCATAGTATAATACTTTTTACATTTAGCATTCTCTTTCGTAGCACAGGGATCCAAAGTAAAATTAAACTCTTTATCTAATTCTTTGAAGAGATAATCAGGCGTAGCCCACTCATTTGTGTTGCTTGAGTAATGAACTCTCATGGTTGATACTCCTTTGACTTCTCTTGTTTATAGTCAGGACCTTTACAATGATTGCAAAAAGGGATCCTATATTCTCGATCATAAGGTGCAATATTGGTCCAATACCACCCACAGTTAGAGCACCACAATGATCCTCCGAGAAGATCCTCTTTACTCATGTAACTCCACATCATAGAAAGAAGCCCCGTCTTTATCTTCCCAAAACCTAATTCGTTTGATTGGTTCGTCAAAATAAGTTTGGATCCCTTCGTCATCATAATCTTCAGGATAATTCATCCAACCAGTATCATTGTATTTCTTAGTCATCAATTTCCTCATATTGAGAGATCTCCATTAAAGGAATCTGTGTTACTATTTCGCCCGTTACTTTATGTCTAAACTTTTTAGACTTGATTACCCACTCTTCCTTCATTCTTCTTCTCCAATGTTATCCAATATAGCATTCTCTATAATCCGATCTGCAATTTCTCTCCAATTAACTCTCCACAAGGATCCTACATCTATCATCATATTAACAGCCCATTCAGGCATCTTTAGATTATGTTCTTGCCAATAATTAGGATGTAGAATGTCATTGATCCATTCTCTTAGTTGATCCTCTAACTCAAAAACTATATATTGTTCTTTTGTAAGAGCATCACTTACTTTCTCTTGATCGACCGATAAGTCTACTATCTGTTTGTATAGCTCGTTATAGTCGGCATAAAGTCCTCTATCATTGTCTAAATGAAGCATTACTGCCCACGTCTCACGATTAGTCCATCCGTTGTAAGTAGATTCTCGCGTATTCATATTTACATGTCCCATTATTCACCTCCTTTGATTTTAGCCTGTAATAAACGGCTTATTTTGACTCTTCTTGAGCCATGTGACGGTAAGCCATAAGCTTTGCATGTATCTTTTAATTCGAGATTAGTGTATTCTACAAAACTCCTCTCGCTTTTTTTACGAGCTAACCTTTCCTTGTAGAAAGCTTCAGCATCCCTACTCTCCTCTACCAGATTAATATGATCTGCCAAAACAATCCATATTCCTTCAGATACATTGTAAGGTTCTTTCTTACCGTATTCTTCTCTCATCCAATTAAGGATGTATTCTCTTTCTTTATCTACACCTACATGAAGCAGATGAGATTTTCCTTTGTTGTCGTAGTCTTTACTTCGGGGCAATTTAATCACCTTTGCAACCCACAGAACATATATTCCTATATAACATTACTACTCTCCTTCTTTGTATCTTCGATCATGAGTAGCCCAATCTCTAAACACTTCCTGTCTTTCTTCCATTTTCTTTTGTGTAGCTTTGCTTGGTTGGAATACTTTATCAGTATTCTGAACTTGCCTTTTTACTCTAAAAATAGTCTCTGCACTTGGAGTATAATGTAGAAGATCATACAAGTCCGAAAGAAACTCCTCTTCCTTGCATAGCCTACCTTTTGGACTAGTAGCTTGGTAATACTCCTTTAAAATTAAATAATACATAAACATAGGATCCTCTCTCGAGGCTATATTATTTTTTAAGTATTTGATTACCGTATCTTTTGTTTTACTTATCTTATTAAAGATCTTTATGTCGTCCGTCATTATTCCTCCATCATGTCTGCTATATAGTAAATTACTTCAGGCCTCTCACAGTGCATTCGTAAAAGAGTTACGATCTCATTATTATCATAATGCCCCTCAGGGATCCCTAAGTTATTCTCAGGGATCCACATTTTACCACCGAATACTGCCATTTATTGGCCCTCCACATGGATTACTGACTCACAAGTGTCACATATAGTCTTTCGGACCTTATCGTCCAAACAAATATATGAATATACTTCGGAATCACATTCCCAGCACTTTTCTATAGATTGCAATTATTTCACCTCCTTTAGTTTGATTTCGTCCCAACCAACAAGGGTTGCTGTTCCTGTTCTATCAAATCTAACAGTAGGTAGGAGATCTCCATTACAATCATCAATGTTCTCAATGATCCCTGCCTCTCCTTCTTCTGCGTGAATAATCATAGTCTGGAAATTTCGCAGATCGGTCAATTACACAGTCGCACTTATTTTCACAAGCACATCCTCCTTCAGTAACTATTCTCGTAGCCACTACTCTGTCTCCTTCTTTAAGCATTTCTAACCTCCTGAAAAAATATATCAGGGTATTCGTTGCCATCAGACATTAAGAACCACCCTTCTCCATTCCTGTGATAGGCTTTCATTACTTTGTATTCCTTCATTTCAATACCCCACCATTCATCCGCTTCATATGGTTTAACAATCATGATTTATTCCTCCATCTGGTCCTGTCCATACGTTTGGTCCGTCCAGATACATTCTTCGCAGATGTCACTCCAATCTTCATTTGAATTATACTCTCTACATCTTTTACAAATATGATCACTCATTGTCAATACCTGCCAATTCAATATTGTAATCATTAGCTACTTTCTTAAGTAGTATCTCAGTATAATATTTTTTATCCGCTGTCATTTCTAATGTATAACCCTTAGTAAACAAATAATCAATTGCTTCCATACATTCTTTCTTACTTACTTTATTGATCATTTTAGAGCCTCCTGATTCTTCCACCTGAAGTAGTTGGTTCCCATGTAATATTTGCATCCTTAACTACGTAAGAAGGACCCATTCTTTTAATCAAAGGAATTACTCCTTCTGAAGTTGCTTTCTCAGGCTGGTCCCATAGAATATATAATAATGCTAATTCTTCAGGAGTGCCTTCCCAAGTGCCATCGAAGTGTTCAAAAGTTCCTTCCATTTTAGTCCCTCCTGTATCCGCCACGAGGATCCTTCTTTCCAGCAAACTCGAAGTATCCCTTCAAGGCTTTGGCTCTGCGGTTTTCCCAGTAGGCTTTGCCCTCTGGACCTGTGCTGAAAGGATCCTCTAAAGGACCTCCAGTAACACATTTACAGTCGCCAACTAAAGAGCCATCTGGCCAGTAGGAGAATATAACTGTCTCCTTACAGTCGTCACAGGTTTCCCCGTCGATCCAATCCACAAATTGTTTTACTTTTTGCTCCATTCAATCACCTTTGTTGAATCTAAAGAATATATATTCCTATATAAGGTTAATTGACTTAGTTATATAAGTTAAAAATGATCCTCAAAGGTTTCTTTGTATAAGTTCATCGATCTGTAATTGCCTTTCACCCAATACGACTCCTGTCTCTATGGATCCATTACTTACTGAAAAAGTAGTTTCCTCTACTGGCAGGATCTCTTCGATACCTATACTCGGAGCCGTTAGCTTAACCATGTCACTCGGAAGAAATAGAAAGTTCATTCCTGTCTTAAGGGAATAGGAATAGGTAGGTCGCTTATATCTTTCTACCATTATGTAGGCTTGATCGGACAAATATCCCAGATCATCTGAATTAAGAGAAAATTGTTTAGACATCTTTCCAAACTTAGCAATAGAATTTGTATCTTCATGAGTGGCGTAGATCGAAGAATCTAACTTACTAACAAATGTGCAACTGTTAATTAAACGAGAAGTGTCTACCTGTGCAGAGATCCCTTTGACCATCACTCCAGCTCTTTCTTCATTTATTACATGGGTTACTTTGGGACTAAAATTACGCAGATCGGTATAATAGAAATGAACTTGGTTCAAAAAAGGAATATGATATTTCCAGTTATAATATTCAGTATCTGTATATTCGTTTTCTAATGATCCTGCAACTGTCTTTCTAACATACATTTGATTAAACACTTTGTCTAAAAATTCCTTTGGAGTTTGGATCCCCCACAGATCCATTCCTTCAGTGGCCACTAAATCGGATCCTTCAGTTAATAAAGAAGTATCAAACCATTTACCGTTCTTGTTATCATAGGATCCTAAAGTTTCTCCATACGTAGTAGCGGTGCTATCAAATTCATCAAAGACAGACTTAGCCACATAATACAGATCATCACCTACATAATCCTCTGCTTTGTAATCCTTAACCTTACCTGTTGCTAAAGTGCTGATCATATCGGTGCAAGTTATAATACAGGAATTATAAGAAGGGCGAACCACTCTTACTATTCCATTAAATCTTAATGGCAATACTTCTGCTCCTCTCCAGATCGGAGTGGTTGGCACTCCTTCGATCTCATCTCCGAATCCATGTGATCCTGACACTTTAACCATTGATCCTACGGGAAAGAGATCTCCTGCAAAGGATCCAATACACTCCATCGTAAGAGTAGTGGCTTTGTTATAAGTGTGTTTTATACTTAATTTAGAACAAGCTGAATCGGCTTTGATCCCATTGACTTCAATATCTAAATTGAAAACATAAGGAGAAAGAGGTTGATTAACCATCTAAGCAATATCTCTCTTTTCTCCTAAAGCCATGAAAGTCATTGAAACTGAATAATATTTTCCATCCGATCCGCTTTTGTCGATCTTACCATTAATAGGTTTTACGATCAACGTTCTATGTGCAGTAGTAGGAGTGTCAATTCTTTTGCTATTAATAAATACATAATCATATCGGTTAGCTTCTAACATATTCCACAATGCCCTTAATCCAGTTTGAGACAAAGCCTTCAGAGTGACATTAAGAGTAGGCATACCTGAGTTAGTTCTAATTACACCTACAGGGTAGATCTGCTGTCCAATAGGAACTCTACCTTCTAAACCTCCAGTTCGGGAAAGAGAAGAATTTTCAACTGTAAGATGATTGTTAGCAATCAGCTCGTCAATATCAATGCTTTTTGGTTTTTGATATTTGATCTTCATAGTATGGGAAGCCGTAGTGGATCCAAGCCGATCCTGAGATACTCCTGAAATGATCGTAGCTTCTGAGGCAGAAGGACTAGAAGAAGAATACATAACAAAAGGAACCGCAGCAGCTTCTCTTGTGTCCCTTGTAATATTAACTACCGTTGCAGCCGAAGTTCCTGATCCTGTAACAGTCTCTTCAAACTCGATCTTATTACCGAGATCTCCCGATCCTCCCGTTATAGCTTTGATCGTATAATACCCTGTATTTGCTGAATTAGGAGTTGATGAATCAGCAGCAGCTCCAAACTCTACGTAGATCTTATCTCCTACTTCTAACAGAGCATCTCTTCTAAAATAAGCATCACCCGAATCTGTCCACTCTATGTCATTATTGCTTTTATCTAAAACCATGTGGTAGCCACCTGATCCGTTAAATGTCTTATAACCGCCCCACGCATCTGAACTTATCGTTTGAGAAAGGTAAGGGGCGATCAACCTGTTAGCTCCTTCTACATGATCCTTTCTTCCTACCATGAATCTCGTAGGACTAGAGTTACTTTCAGATCCTCCTGCCGAAGTAGTTATAACACACATATCTACATGTTTAAAGTAATTAGTCGAACCTGTCGGACTATCATCTGCCCATGTATTAGCATAAAGAACTTCAGGAGCTAACTCTTCAGAAACATATCTATAATATCCATTGTTAGCACTAAAACTTGCATGAGTATCAGCTATTACGGTTTCTGTTCCATTATTGTCATAAAATGAAGCTAACCCGAAAACAGTGATCCTTGTGCTACTTCTGGATCGACTTTGTTTAACAGCTAATTGTTTTGATCCTGATTCTAATTCTGTATTATCTATATCGGTAGCAAAAGAGGTAACTAAAGCATCTGCATAAGCCACACCGTGTTGCCACTTATGGTGGTAGATCTGTTCTCCAGAATCTCCTGTTACTGATCTTACACTATTAACAACATTAGCATCGTCTAACAAACCATATTCAGTTAAAGACATTGTTTTCTTTGCAGCTTGAGGAACTGCGGTAGCAGATCGAGCAGAAGGATTAGGATCCGAAATACCTGATATAGAAGTAATTAACTTAAGATCTGATCTGTAACCATCCTCATCTTCTATACCAACCCATATTTTCTTTGCTCCACTATTGCCAAAGATATGTTTAATGATCGTAGAAGAAGCTGAATTAGTTAATGTTATAGTAGCCAAACCATCAGAAGTGTAAGTTTCTCCTGAACTTGCTCCATCCCAGATCACATGAACTTTTTTGAATAATCCTGAATGAACACTACTTGCAGCCGTGATAGTTAAAGCCCCTTCATCTCCTGTATTGGTAAAAGCTGTTGAGATCGCCACTGAAGTTACTTTAGGTCTTACAACCTTCAAAGTATTGGATCCAATAGCTTCAGCATTAACATGACTTGTATTTTCAACAAAGGCTCTAAGATAATATGCACTATCTTCAGTAGCCAATACATCATTACCACCGATCTGAGCCAACCCATTAGAATTAAATGTAGTCCAAGCAGTATCTGTTAAAGTGGCTTGATGAGTTGTTGAAGCTGCGATCGAGGCTGAAGTAGACCAATTTAATGTGTATTCAGAGTAATTCTGATCAAAAGTAGTGCCGTTATTTATGATCACATTTTCCCCATCTGGAGTAGCAGTAATCTTTGGAGGTGCAGGTTCAGGCTGTGTCCATGTAATACTATAACGTGGAAGGTTTCCAGTGGATCCTGCATTAGAATCATCTTCAAATTGTAAAGCAGTAGATTCTCCAGTTGCATCAGACATCAAAGCAAAATAATAAGTCCCATTAAAATCAATACTATCTTTTTGAATAGCATCATAAGGCACTGTCCAAGTTATCCAAGCAGCAGAAGTCCCCGTTGCAGTTTCACTACAAAAAGTTTGATAAAAAGGAGATGTAGCATCCCATGCTGGAGTCCATAAAGCTTTAGCTCCACCATAAGGACTATTAAACGTTACTTCATTTTCTTCCCATCTATTATCTTGACCTGTAGTATATAATTGTAAATCTCTATTTGATCCTGTAGTTATCATCCACAGATCTATATTCAAACTATCTATGATCGCATCATCTGGAATACTTAACGATCTGCGAGTAGGTATTGGAATTTTAATTAACGTGTGTTTATCATAATTAGTTTTACCTTGAACTTCTAATTCATTACCATTTTGAACTGCGCTAATGTTTTGTGCATCAATAAATGTGGTTTCATCTATATTGATCTCTGCCGTAGTGGTTGTTCCCATTATGTTATACTCCCTACATATCCAGTTAATTTATCTCCAATATCTCCAATTATTTCAAACTTAGCAGCTAAACCATCTAAGCCATCCCCGATTCCAAAAATCCACTCTTTAAAATCTTTCATCGCCTCATTGGCCAATTGTATTGAACTTGTAATAACTCCAAATTTCATTTCAAGTATAATTAACACTGCTACTAAAGCTATTATGGCTACTACTATAAGCATTATTGGATTCATCAACATTACAGCATTCATGATCTTAACAGCCGATATTATCATTTCTATCGGGCCGATCACAAGCTCCATTTGTTTTTGCAATTGTAATAAGGATTGATATTGTTCCTCACTAACATAATTCATATCTCTCATAGCATTAATGCCTTTACTATAACCTCCCACTAATCCATTAAGTCCACTTGTTATTGCCTCTAATGAAGCCATAGTCTCCAAATTCTGCAAAGCTACTTCTTCTTGCTTTTCTTTAAAATCATCTGCTGCTTGTTCAGCCTTACCCATGCCTTGCTCAAAGTTTGTAGGATCTGCCTCCAATACTAATGTTAAAGCATCTGCAACAGCCATTAACTCGGAACTCCGATCTTACTCTGCATTTTATTCAACTCTTCATTCCTCTGATCCAGAACTCTCTTAGCGGCTTCAGCTTTTTGTGAAGTTAATAAATTAACGTAAGCCATTAAAGTATTACGATCATAATCATCTAAAACATCGATCATAGCAGAAACGTCAGAATAGTTCATTTCAGGCTCTTCTATCATAACCTCCAGCATACCCTTATAGATAGGCATAGCTTTTGATTGAGCCGCGTTTATGACGGTGTATTCATCTTTAGTTAGACTTTTCCCTTCCAACATTTTATCTCCCAATAAGCGAAGTGCATTTTTATTCTTGATCAACTCTGCTTTCTGATCGTAGAATCTTTCATCGATCTCCCTCCATTCTTCTTCTGTTAACCTTCTAATTATGATCTTAGGAGTTTGAGGTTTGGATCTCCCAAACCATCCTTTCTTCTTTTTTGGCATAAGCTTCGCTAATGAGGGTAGCAAAACTTCCTTACGTTGCCAATACTCTTTCTTAACTGCCCCTACGTCTAATAGCGGCGAATCTTCTAATTGTCCTTTTACTGATACCATACCTACTTACCATTTATACTGTCCAACCTGTTGAGATCGCATATGCACTACAATCGTGCAATGATCCTTCCCCACTAAATCTTATTACGAGATCCTCGGGGGTTTCTGTTCCTGCGGTATAAGGTGCTAACCTACTCATTATTTTACCATTTGTAAGGCCGATCTTATACGCTGTTCCTCCTTCTGTAACTTCGATCTGCATTAGAGGAATAGTGAGATCAGACTGTAAAGCATCATAGAATGTTTCATCTTTGCTTGTAGTCTTTAATTCTAAAGTGACTTCAGAGGATCCTCTAAAGACATTTGCATGTTGTAAGAAATGGGTAGTTGAATTTTGTGTCTTAGCTTGTGGAATACTATTTAGATTATTTTTTAAAGATAGTTTAAAATTCTTCAAGTAAGGAACATCTGTTAAAGTATCTACTGCATAAATATAATAAGGATCATCAGAAACATTACCATTACCTGAGACATCGTAGATCCCTTTCAACAAGTTTTGCGAAGAGATCGTGTTTGCACTTGATCCTGTGTCTTCACAAGCCCAACCACTTGCATCGTTTATGATCTTAGCTAAACCTCCACCTGCGCCACTTGTAGTCCCATCTCCGATCGTTGATCCATTTCCTGTAGATATATCAACAACTCCATCAGAATCAACAGCAGTAGCGGGAGCATTGTTAGTATAGAATAACATATACTTTTCTCCAACCTCTACATAACTATTAGCTGGGCCATCGATCTTTAAACCTTTAGTAAGGGTTGTAGCTAAGTTTCCTCCTTCTGATCCGTATTTTACTGTAATATCTTGACCTGTAGCAGGAGAAGTAGTTGGAACGGATCCCGAAGCGATGGAACCGTAGTTAGTTCTTTCAAAACCTGAAGCAGAGAAGTTCCTCGCACCAGCAAGTGTTGTTTGACCTGAGGGGCCTTCTTCACTCCAGAAAGCAGTTGTATCACAGTTGAGTGTAGCTAATGCTCCAGTTGTCAAGTCTGCTTCCAGATCCATTCCGTTAAAAGCCACTCCAGAAACTAGCGTAGCCTGATAATTCGATCCTATCTTTTCGTCTGCTAATATAGATACACTATCTACACCAGTCGTTAATTTTTGTCCTATGCTATTACTATCTATAGTAGATAGACCTATAGATCGAGAAAGGAAATTTCTCCACGCTGATCCATGAAGCCCGATCTTAATAGGACATGTTACCTTAATTGGCCCACTTAATATGTGAGCAGATGTGCTTTGACCAATACTAGAGATCGGAGTATATTGACGATCGAATTGTCTTGGTTCAAAAGTGTCAAGCGAACCTGTATGATTTAAAGCACTTCCAGCAGGAGTCCCGTAAGAGGATTCGGCTTGCCAGTAAGCATTAACAGATTGTGGCATTCTTACATTTGTTGTCATTAGGAGATCACCTCATAGCTTGTTAATTCCAGATCCAGAACATAACGGAACCACCGCTTGTTCTTATCTGTGTTATCAACCCTTGAAACGGGTCTTAACAATTGATAACTCGAATTTGGATCCACTTCTTTTGCTCTTAGGATCCTAAGAACTTCTCCATACATATTTCGCAAATGCGATCTACTTGTCGGGGTAGACATGTCTACGCTGATCCTCCAAGTGCCACGATCTAATGTTTTACCTACTAAACCTACTTCGTGTGTGCCTGAAACCTCATAGCACTTTATTAGATCTTTTTTCATCATGTTGGTTTTACCTATATCCCAACTATCTCCGACTCTCGGAGTTCGGCTATCAGTATTCCCTGATACCCAATTATCATTCAATAAACCTGTGATCGTTGAAACGGGATCTGCTATAACCATTTCAACTCCTTAACCAATTAGCTTCTGCTACAGGTGCTCGATTAGGGACTTTAGCAATAGGAATTATTCTGCCTTGTCTGGATCTTATATTCAAGATATCCATTGCTTGATCTTTCAGATCGCTACTATTGATCGTGCCTGAATCCGAATTGTCCCACATAGAAACGACACTTGCAGCAGTTAAGAGTAAACAAGCCTTTCTAATATCAGCAGGAGTAGAAGCCGTGCCATATGTGTAAGTAGCATAGCATCTGGTTCCTGTTGGTGCATTTGTAATATTAAAAGTAGGGTAATTTTTTAGATATACTTTTCCATTCTCTGTATCTACCCAATAGTTTCCAGACAAAGGATCAGTAAAGGATCCTGCTGTATAATCGCTGGAAGCTACATAATCAACATATGTCGATCCAGTCCAAACATAAAGATTAGTTAAAGAGATGATCGGGTAATGATCCAATTGAATTACTCCTCTATTCCCGATCGTGTTAGATACTACATGTTGGATCTTCAAAGGTTCTTTTGTTACTGATCCAGCCCTACTGCTACTCCACGCATGATCCGTATATTCATCTATAAATGTTTCATTATTTTCGATCTCCAATTCGACTTGTGTGCTAGTAGGAGTTGTGGATCCTGAAAAGGCATCTATTTGAAGAAAGTTTGAGACCTGACCGTGTGTAGTATAGTAGACTGCCATCAGAGGAAATGTGTTAAGGCACTATTTACCAATTTCTCCGATGTCGTAGCTACTACCATTCCATTGAAATCTATTGGCTGACC